TTTGATATTATCGGACAAGAGTTCCCAACACAAGAATATACATTCCTCTTAGAGGCAACCAGATAACATGCCTTTCACTAAATTTGCAAATCTAGATTTCGATCAGATTAAAACTGAAATCAAGAGTTATCTTCGCGCTAACTCAACGTTTACAGATTTTGATTTTGAAGGATCAAACTTTTCAGTCTTAATCGATACTTTAGCATATAACACTTATATTAATGCGTTCAATGCGAACATGATTGTGAATGAATCCTTCTTGGATTCTGCAACACTCAGAGAAAATGTGGTTTCTCTAGCACGTAATATTGGATATGTACCACGCTCTAGAACGGCAGCAAAGGCACAGGTATCATTTAGTACAGCAGTTAACACTACATCGCCTACAGCGACCTTACAGGCAGGTCTGGTGTGTACTGGTAACGTAGACAATACATCATATACATTTGCGGTTCCTGAAAACATCACAACATCTGTTGTTAACAATGTAGCAACATTTGAGAACGTAGATGTTTATCAAGGAATCTTTTTAACAAAAGAATTTACAGTTGATACTTCACTAAATCAGAGATTTCTACTTGATAATTCATATGTTGATACATCAACCATCTCTGTTTATGTTAAAGGTCCCGGAGACACTGGTTTAGGTGTTGAATATCAGTTAGTTGATAATATTTTAAATCTTGAGAGTACATCCAAGATTTTCTTGATCCAGGAGGTTCAGGACGAGAAGTATGAAATCCTCTTTGGTGATGGATTACTTGGCGAAAAGTTAGAGAATGAATCAGTTATTACCGTACATTACATCGTAACTGATGGTACAGATGGTAACGGAGCATCTTTATTCTCATATTCTGGTAGCGTCAAGGATTCTGGTGGTAATATTCCTAATCCAGGAACGGTCACTGTAACGACCGTTCAGGCAGCGCAAAATGGGTCTGATGTAGAATCTGTCGATTCCGTCAAATACTTCGCTCCTAGGATCTATTCCTCGCAGTACAGAGCGGTTACAGCACGGGATTACGAAGCGATTATCAAATCAATCTATCCTGATACTGAATCTGTTTCTGTCGTTGGTGGTGAAGAGTTAGATCCACCAGAGTTTGGTACCGTTACTCTTAGTATCAAACCAAAGAATGGTAGTTTTGTATCAGACTTTAATAAGTCTCAGATACTTTCTAAGTTGAAGCAATACACCGTATCTGGTATCAATCAAAAGATTATTGATCTTAAGATACTATATGTTGAGATTGATAGTGCTGTTTACTATAACACCAACAAAACAACTTCTGCATCTTCCCTAAGAAGTTCGATTATCAACTCTTTGTCTGAATATTCTGATTCAGTTGATCTCAATAAGTTTGGTGGTAGATTCAAATATAGTAAGGTTCAGCAAGTTGTTGATAATACTGATACCTCAATCACTTCAAACATTACTAAAGTAATCATCAGAAGAGATTTGAAGGCAGCGATCAATCAATCTGCTCAATATGAGTTATGTTTTGGTAATCAGTTCCATATTAATCCAGATGGTCGTAACATCAAATCTACAGGATTTAAAATCTCTGGAGAAGTAGATACCGTTTACTTCACTGATGTTCCTAATGATGATGGTAAGACAGGTACTCTTTCGATTGTAAAAGAGACTTCTGATGGAACGATTAGAGTTATCAACAAGTCTGCCGGCACTGTAGACTATATGCACGGTGAAATCAATCTAGGCACAGTAACGATTACATCTACTGAAAGGATGAATGATATTATTGAGATTCAAGCATTCCCAGAATCCAATGATATTGTTGGACTCAAGGATCTTTATCTGAGTTTTAGTGTGTCGGATAGCACCATAAATATGGTAAGAGATGTTATTGCATCTGGTGATGAAATTTCTGGAACGGTATTTACTAGAGATTATTACACATCAAGCTATTCAAACGGGATTCTAATAAGACAGTAATATGATACAAACTGGGTTCGAACCTAGGGTCAAGGTTCAAGAAATAATCAGCAATCAACTGCCTAGTTTTATATTGGATGAAAATCCAAAGGCGGTTGATTTTTTCAAGCAGTATTATATTTCACAGGAGTATCAAGGTGGTACTTCAGATCTTTCTGAAAATTTAGATCAATACCTCAAAGTTGATAACCTGATACCAGAGGTTGTCGTTGATAGCACCACAACGGTTGGTATAGTGACCGCTGGTGACTCTACAATCAACGTTAGTTCTACTAAGGGATACCCAGACACCTACGGTCTTTTAAAGATTGATAGCGAGGTTATAACGTACACTGGGAAGACTTCTACATCCTTCACTGGATGTGTTCGTGGTTTCTCTGGAATCACTAGTTATCATCAAGATACTAATCAAGAAGAGTTAATTTTCTCGGATACAGTCGCTGCTGATCACGTTGCTAGTTCTTCTGTTCAGAACCTCAGCACACTTTTCCTCAAAGAATTTTATAAGAAACTCAAGGCAACATTTACTCCTGGTTTGGAGGATGTTGATTTCCATCCATCAGTAAATGCTGGTAACTTTATTAAAGAAGCGAGATCTCTGTACGAATCAAAAGGTACAGATGATTCATTTAAGATTCTTTGTAAGGTTCTGTATGGTGTAGATCCAAGCATTATTAATCTTGAAGACTATCTTATCAAACCATCTGCGGCTCAGTATATCAGAAGGTTTGTAACTATTGCAGAGGCAATCTCTGGTGATCCAAATAAACTTGTTGGTCAGTCTATTACTAAACTGACTGATGCAGGAACTAATGCTTCTATCTCTGAAGTAGAACCATTCACAAGAAATAATCAGCAATATTTTAAAGTATCCTTATTCATTGGATATGATGATCTTTCAACTATTGAAGGTACTTTCCAAATCACACCTTCTACCAAAGCAACTCAAACTGTTGCTGTTGGATCGTCTGTTGTTACTGTAGATTCCACTATTGGATTCGCTCAAACTGGTTATGTATTGTCTGGAATCAATTCCATCACATACACCGATAAGAGCATCAACCAGTTTTTAGGTTGTACAGGTATTGGAAAAACTATTGAGGCAGCAGATAACGTCCGCTCTGATGAGATTTATTTTGGATATGAAGACGGTGATGAAACGAAAAAAGTTGAACTACGACTTACTGGCGTTTTATCCAAGTTTGAACAGATAAGCGACAACATCAACGTTGTTAACAATGATATTATTTCAGTCAAAAACCTTGGATCAAATGTAAAGAATCCTGAGACTGATAAGACATACAAACAGATTTTCTTCAACTCCTGGATTTACAATACAAGTTCCAGATACAATATTAGTGATGTAAGTAACTACACTCTTGCTAGTAAGATTGATAGGTCAAGTTTGAAGAAGGGTGATAGAGTTGAAATCCTTCAGAGAGATTCAAATGTTGTTGATTCTTCTCCAACAAACATTGCATACATTGCAAGTATTATTAATGCTGAGAATAGAGTTACTTTAGATAACCTTTCATTCACATCAGCAACTGGTCAAGACTATGATATTAGAAGAAAGTTAAATACTGCTTCTGCTTCTAATGTAACAATGTTGTATGGTAATAATACAACATTATCTGACGTACTAAACACATATGATGAGAGAGGTAAGTATGCATATGTTGCTTCAAACTCACTTCCCTCTAATAACAATACTACTGCGACTTCAATTGAATATGCTTATGAAATAAGCAAAGAAGTAAATACAACCTCAATCAGTGCAGGTACTGTAGGTATCATCACTGATGGATTTGCAGACGGTACTTATAGAACCATTAAGTTCTCTGATGCCGTACCTTTTATTGAAGGTGATAAGATTTTCTACAAACCAGATGTTGCTCCTCTGGTCGGATTAGAGACAGGTGCATACTTTGTTTCAATCGTCTCATCTGATAAGAAACAAATCAATCTCTATTCTTCCAGATCATTTGTTGGTGGTCCCAACTATCTGAAGTTTAGACCTCAAGCAGATGGTCATAGATTTACATTATTCTCTCAGAGATCAAATGTTCTTGGTCCACAGAAACTGCTGAAGAAGTTTACTCTGGAACCAAACATCAAAAATGGTGTGGGTGAGTTAACTATTCCAGGATCCACTGGAATGTTGATTAATGGTGTTGAAATATCTAACTATAAATCTGATGATAAGATTTACTTTGGTCCTTTAGAAAGTGTAAATCTTCTCAATGGTGGTAAAGGGTACGATGTAATCAACTTACCCGTTATTACTGCTACTACTGGAACTGGAACTACAGCGAAGATTAGACCAGTTATCAGTGGTTCTTTTGAAAAGGTATATGTAGATCCTCAAGACTTTGATATTCAAAGTATTGTTTCTATTGGTATTACTGGTGGTAATGGAACTGGTGCAGTATTAGAAGCACAGTTGACTGATAGATTCAGAAATATCTTCTTTGATGCTAGATATTCATCTGCTGGTGGTGGTATCAACTCCACAACCGACCAGTTGATTTTCAAAGAAGATCATAATCTTACAAGTGGTGAAGAGATTATCTATCATGATGAAGGTAATACGCCAATTGGTATTGGAACTACTACTTTAGTTGATAGAGCATCATACTTCGCCAAGATTGATAATAACAGAACGATTCAGTTGTTTGAGTCAAGGTCAGACTTCCTTGCTGGAATCAACACAGTTGATCTTACATCATCTGGTAATGGAACTCAAAAGTTCACTCCAGCAAAATCTAAGAAGACTATTGCAAATATCGTTGTTGTAGATGGTGGTTCTGGGTATACAAACAGAAATCTTTTTGTAAAGCCAGCGGGTATCAATACCACTAATCATACCATCAACTTTGTGGATCATGGATTTGAAGATGGTGATAGGATTGTTTATGAAAATACTGATGGTATATCATTCGAATCTCCAGATATTACCGTAGGTGTAAAGACTGCTTCATACATGATTCTGAAAGTTGATGATGATACTTTCAGACTTGCTGATATTGGTATCGGCGGAACTAATCTTTCTAAGTATGATCAAAGAGAGAATATTAGAATTGAGGGTGTAGGTTCTGGATTGCACCAGTTCAAGTTCCCTGATATCTCAGTTGATGTTCAATATACCTCTGTTGGTTTTGGAACAACAACACAATCTTATCAGACAGTTAATGCTGTTCCTGTTGTAAGAGGAAGCATTATTGATTCCTATCTGTATGAAGCAGGAACAGGATATGGTTCAACTATTCTGAATCATCACCGTAAACCAATTATCTCTATTACATCAGGTAAGAACGCTCAGTTAGAACCTATCATTGTAAATGGTAGATTAGAAGTCGTTAACATCGATTCTGGTGGAAATGAGTACACATCATTACCAGATATTGATCTTGTAGACCCAACTGGTGCAGGAACTGGTGCTGATATTAGACCTATTATCTCTGGTGGTAAATTAACTGATGTTAAGATCATCAATCCCGGTATTGGATATTCAAGCACCTCAACATTAAGAGTTAAGTCTACTGGTATCAATGCATTGTTTGATGCTGATGTTAGAGGACTGACCGTTACCAATACTTCTAGGTTTGGTAATGAACTCTTAAATGAGACGAATGAGAAACTGCAATACTCTGTATTGGGTTATTTTGATACTGTTAGAGATGCATTCAATGAAGATTCTACTGTAGTATCTAAGATTATTGGATGGGCATATGATGGTAATCCAATCTATGGTCCTTATGGATATTCTGATGTTGATGATACTAACTCA